GCCGTCGCCGACACAGGTTCACGCATAGCCACCCGGTTCCTCCCCGCGTGCAGGTCCTTATCCTGTTGACACGCGGTGGGTTGAGAAAGGTGGCTTAGACGTGGGGGTGGTGCCCCATGTTGAAGGCGGCGGCTCGGCTAAAACCCGTGGCCGCCGCACTTTTTTGAAGGGGGTGTTGTGAATACCGAAGAGCATCGCAAATTTTTCGCCGAGTTCTGCCGCTGGGAAATCGCGTCTGGTGGCCCCGACCCGCAATTGCCCACGGTGGCAGAGATGGCCAAGGACGCCCCCTCAGACGAGGAAGCCCTATGGCGGGGGTGCTGCTATATCGGCGTCTACAACGTGCCCTACGCCGAGGTGCTGTGGCGCGGCCTGCCCTTCGCCAAGTGCCTGCAAAACCCGCTGTGGATGCGCCACTGGCTGGACACCGCCTATGCCCGAGGCCACATCACCACGCGCATCGAACGCCGCGCCGCGCGCCGCTCGGACCAGATGTATGAGTACCTGCGCGACTGCCAGCACTTCATCGCGATCTACGACCGGCTGTGCGAGGCGTGCGCCGACGCGGCCACCCCGGAAGCGGCCTTTGAAATCGCGTGGGAACAAGTGCTGCGCATCGAAACGGTGGGGCGCTACGCGGCCATCAAGCTCATCGAATACTTGCGGCGCTATCACGATCTGCCGGTGGGCACGCCCGACATCCGGCCCGAGAACGCATGGTCGCCGAGGCGTGCGCTCGCCATCCTGTTCCCCGACCGGGGGCTCGCCAACAAGGACAATTCCGAGGCCGCCCTGAAGCTGGCGCACGAAACCTGTCTGGACGCCATCGCGATGCTGGCTGAGCAGGGCATCAAGATCGACCTGTTCCAGTTGCAGGTGCTGTTGTGCGAGTACCGCGAGAGTGCTGAGCGCAAATACTACTATCCGGGCCGCAGCCACGACAGCGAACTGAAATATGCCCGCCGGGCCGAAGAGGAATGGGAATACCTGTCGGCCATCTGGCGAGCGCGCAAGAAGCTGTTCCCGTTCAAGCATCTGGGCGAGATGATGGGCTGGGAACTGCCCCGCCAGCCGGTGACCCAGTGCCTCGCCGTCCACGGCTACACGTGGTCCGACCTGCGGTTCGACTACAAGGCCACCACCAATTTCGCCCACCCGAAGGAATGGTCGCCATGATGCGCATCTACGAATACATGCCGGGCCGGCTGTACCTGTCGGCGCGGACGCACACGCTGACTGACAACGAGGTGCGTGGCCTGATTGGCGACCACGACATCACGGGCGTGATGAATATGTGGCACACGCCAGATGCGCGGGTGCGCGAACTGGTGGGCTGGTACGAGCAGAAGCACATGCCCGACGGCAAGATGACCGCCGAGGGCGCAATCGTCGCCGAGTATGCCGCCGTGCGCGTGGAACGGCACATCAAGGAAGGCGGCACCGCGCTGGTGCATTGCTGGGGCGGGCGCAACCGCTCGGCACTGGTGGTGGCGCTGGTGCTGATGCGGATGCGGGGCCTGACCGGAGCCGAGGCAATCGACGCCGTGAAGAAGGTTCGCCGGGGCACGCTCGCGAACGAGTATTTTAAGCAATATCTAATGGATCGCACCTTGCGCAGCACCACCGGGGCTTGAGAGAGGATGATCGTGTTGTTGCGTGGGGCGTCGGGGTCCGGGAAATCGTTCATCGCCCGCGAGGCGATGGCACGGGCCGGGGGCATGGACAAGGCGCTCAAGCTCCCGCTCGGGCCATATCGCAAGGTCGGTGCCTATATCTGGGACAAGGCCAAGCTGACGGTCATCGGGCGCTACGACGAGGCAACTGGCGGCTGTGACGCGCAGACGTGGCCGGGCGCACCCGACGAGCAGGAAGCGCTGATTACCGCCGAAGCCCGGCGCGGGCAGAATGTGCTGTTCGAAGGGCTGCTGGTGGGAAGCTGGGGGAAACCCCGCCTGAAGCGCCTGCACGCCGCTGACGGGCTCACGGTCATCCTGCTGGCCACCACGATAGACGAGTGTCTGGCATCGATCTACGCGCGCCGCGAGGCAGCGCAAAGCCCCAACCCGTTCAACGAAATTCACACCCGGAACAAGCACCGGTCGCTGATCGTGACGACCAAGAACAACCGGAAAATCGGCCTGAACGCGCTGACGTTGCCGCGCGCCGAGGCGATGGCCAAAACCATGGAGTTGCTGGGACTATGAACCAATTCGTGGTGACTATCAGAGAAGATCGTGACGCCACCCCCCGCGACACCATGCCGTATCTGGCTGAAGTCTGGATCAGAGGCGCTCGGCTGTACGCACGCGGCGCGACCCCCCAGCAGGCGCTCAGCATCCTAGCTGAGAAGTGGGAGACGATAAAATGAACCGGGAAATGATCGACCTGACGCTGCACCTGCACCACGAAACCCCCATGGCTATTCTGGTGTCGGAAACCGGCGATGAGAAAAGGGCCGTCTGGCTACCCAAGAGCAAGTGCGACATCGAAGGGAAAAGGGACAGCGACATCATCACCGTGACGCTACCCGAATGGCTGGCGCTGAAAGAGGGGCTGATATGAGGACGATACACGCGACCAACGTCAACGACGCATGGCCGAAGGCAATCACCCTGATTGATATGTACGGCGTGCCTGAGCCATCGCGGGCGGGTAGCGTGCGCGTCGCGCCGTGGCCAGTGGTCACCAACTATGCACAACCGATGCAGCGGGTGCTGTTCGACCCTATCAGGGACGCCAACCCCATCTTCCACCTGCACGAAGCCCTGTGGATGCTCGCCGGGCAGAACGACGCGACGTGGTTAGATCAATTCGTCAGCGACTTCTCGGCCCGGTTCGCCGAGGAAGACGGGCAGATGCACGGGGCCTACGGCTACCGCTGGCGTCGCCATTTCGAAAATCCGAATGCCTACACCAACACGGCGCTAGACCAACTGCAAAAAGTAATTAGCATTTTGCAGGCCGATCCATCTAGCCGCCAAGCCGTCATCCAGATGTGGGACGCCCCCGCCGATCTGGGCGTCGTCGGGCTGAAAGACCGGCCATGCAACACCCAGATTTACCTGCGCATTCAGAAAGGCGCGCTTGATCTGGGCGTCACCTGCCGCAGCAACGACATCGTCTGGGGCTGCTACGGCGCGAACGTCGTGCATTTCTCAATCTTGCAGGAATACCTTGCCGCGCGCATCGGCGGCGTCGGCGTGGGCACGATGACCCAGTTCTCTTGGAACTGGCATATGTATGACAGCGCCAAGCATCTGGTGAGCCTAGGCGCGAAGCCTCGCCACCCGACCTACCCGGACACGCTGCCGCTGGTGACCGACCCCTACACCTTCGACGCCGATGTCAGGGCCTACGTCGCCGACCCCGATGGCGTGGGGAAGGTGAGAAATGAATTCCTGACCAACACGGCGCGGCCCATGTTCCTCGCGAACAAGCTGCGCAAAGAGCATGACTGGGATGAAGCACTGAACTGGGCGCATTCGATCAAAGCGCCCGACTGGAGACAAGCCACCGTAGAGTGGCTGCAACGAAGGGTGAAAAAACATGGGAAGATACAGCGTAGAGAACAAGACGAACGCCGGCCTTGACTGGGTAGGCAACCCCTATTGGGTGCCCGCCAAGATACTGGTCGGCACCGAGGCCATCAAGACCTACACCGAAGACTGCGTGTGGTTCGGCAAGGTCAACAAAGCGCACATGGAACAGCTTGTCGGCGACCGCATCCCGCACCTCGTTGACCAGTTCAAACGGGAATACACGGGAAACCAGAGCTTCGGTTCCGTGCTGGTGCGGCGTGCGGCACACTGTATGCCACGGTCGCAATACGCCTACGGCAACGACGAACTGGCGCGCTTCAAGCATCCGATCTTCGCGCCGACCTACGACATCGTGACCAAGACCGCCAAAAAGCTGACAGTCTTCAACCTGCAAGAGCTACAGCAGACGAGCATCATGCTGAAGACGAAGGAAGCCGCCATTCTCGGCGGGCTCTACATTCGATGGAACGAAGACGACCCCCGCACGATCTATGTCGGCACTTCCGACGACATCAAGAAGCGCAGCCACACCGGCACCGGGCTATACCTGTGGGACGTGTTCGCGACCGCCGACTACAAATATGCCGAGTTGGTGGAGAAGAAGGTTCACAAATACCTGCGCAGCATCGGGCAACCGTACCTGACGCACGGCAAGGGCCGCTTCCGGGTGGACAGCGGCAATGCCCGTGAACACGTGCTGGCATTTATCAGACAATACTATCGCGAGCCGTTCGTGTTTCACCACTGCGGCTACTTCCAATCGGAGGAATGACAATGGACAAAGAAGATACATTCAATGTGAAAATTTCAAAGTTAGCGGTTGAGTTGGACAAAGATGATATGAACTTAATCTGTCACATCGGCGTAGAATTTAATGGGCAGGTAACAGTTCCTCAACCAACTAAATTTGAAGACGAAGATGAGTTCGGACGTTTTTGTGAAGAATGTACCAAACAACTTAGAATAGTGATTGATAAATTACGCCCCTACAGTGTGGCACATGCTGTTGTATTGCGGGCGAGTAGGGCACACACACTGCGAGAAGATACCTTGGATGAAATTTGGTATCTGCCCGGACAAGAGGAAATGGTTAAGGAAATGATTGAGAAGGGAAGAACAAAATGAGCATCTTTCGCACCATCAAGAAAGTACGCGACTGCGAGGCGTGCGCGGGCGAGGGCACCGACCCGGTATCCGGCAACCCGTGCCTGTCGTGCGGCGGCGCTGGTCAGGTCGAAGTGCTGGCCCGCGTCAGTCAGGCAGCGGCGACACGGGCGCAGGCAGCGGCCAAGGAACTGCCACCCCGGCAGCGGCACGCCGCGCGCGAGCGGCTGGAAGACCACGAACCTGAGCCCGAAGGTTTGCCCGGAACGAAAAAGGATCGTAAGAGTAGGGTCGGAAAAGACATCGTTGACGAGGATGCTACATGACCGATTTCGTGACCGACGACCTGTATTTCGCGGGCCGCATCAAGCGCTATCACACGTGGCCCACGACCCAGACCCAGACCGTCGGCGAGCATAGCTGGCAGGTGGCGATGATCTACGCGACCATTTTCGGCGATCTAGGTAGCCCGGTCGAACGCTATATCCGCCTGCACGACGTGGGCGAGCTTGGCGTGGGCGACATCCCGTTCCCGGTCAAGGCGGAAAACCCCGACCTCAAGGACATCGTTGAGCGGCTGGAAGCCCAGACGCTGGACAGGCTGAAGCTGGCACAACTGCCGCCGCTGCACCCGAATGTGATCGCCCGCGTCAAGGTCTGCGACGTGCTGGAAATGATGCAGTTCGGCATGGTGGAAAGATTGATGGGCAATATGTACGCCATCGCCATCATCATCCGTGCGCGGGCCGCCGCGATCAGGCTGGCCCGGCACCTCGTCAAGGACGACCACTTCGCCGTGCTGGAATACATCGAACGCGCCGACGCAAGGCACGACGAGGTGCTTTACCAGATGAACCGGCGCACCGACGCGGTCGGCTACAACCTGAAGGAAACCACATGATGGACACGACCGCCAAGATTTTGAATGAGCGGCCCTCGCGGCACGGCGAATTCAGCGAGAACAGCCGCACCACATGGGAGATGATGCGGGCCATGCAGCGCGAGCGCAACTGGCCCACCCTGCCCGATGGCCAGCGGCACGCGCTCTACATGATCGCCCACAAGATGGCCCGCATCGTGACCGGCGACCCCACCCACGAAGATCACTGGGACGACATCGCCGGCTACGCACGCTGCGTCGCCGACCGCCTGCGCAAGCCGATCAGGCCCTATGACGGACAGGAGCTTTACGCCACGCTGGCGCTGGGCTGGAACTGCACCCGCGAAGAGGCCATGCAGCGGGTTCACGACATCTACGGCAAGCGGAAGGCGCAGGAGAAGCCACCGGCCACCCTGCCCGAGGCCAACGGCTACGGCGGCACGCCCGAGAACGGCGGCCACCACGCTGCCGCCAGCGATGCCGACGCGGGCATGGAAGACGCCGTGCGCGCCGTGCGGCAGGAACTGAACCGGGGCCTCTGAACCATGGCCAAGTCGTTCAAGCGCGGACAACTGGGTTTGTTCCGGCCTGAGAGCGACTGGGTGCCACCATCGGAACTGCCCGATCTGCGGCAGCATCCGATGGTGGTGCTTGACTGCGAAACCCGCGACATGGGTCTTGAGCAGGGCAAAGGCCCCGGCTGGGCTTTCGGCCAAGGCTACATCTGCGGCGTAAGCTGGGCCGCCGAGGGCACCAGCGGCTACGCGCCGATCTACCATGCCGATGGCAACCACTTCACGCGAGAACAGGTCATGCAATGGGTGACCAGCATCGCCAAGAGCGCCACCCGGCTGGTCTTCCACAATGCCGCCTACGACTACGGCTGGCTGACGTTCGCCGGGGCCAACCTGACCGGGGCTCAGATAGACGACACGCTGGCCGCCTGCGTGCTGACCGATGAGAACGAATTCAGCTACGCGCTGGACGATTGCTGTCACCGCATCGGCCTTCCCGGCAAGGACAAGAAGCTGCTGGCGCAGGCCGTGGAAAGCGAGGGCTACGACCCCGCCAAGGCGGCGCAGGCCATCTGGGCCGTGGAAGCCAAGTTCGCGGCCCCCTACGCCATCGCCGACGCCGAGCAGACATGGGCACTGTGGCAGCATGTGCAACCGAAGCTGCATGAGCAGAGCCTGATCGCGCCATATGAAACCGAGATGGAGCTATTGCCGATGGTCACGGCCATGCGGCGGCGCGGCATCCGGCTGGACATGCCCCGCATCGAACAGACCCTGAAGGCGTTCACCGCCAAGCGCGACGCGGCGCTCACCGAGGTCGGCTCGCTGCTGGAACTGAAGCGCGCCGCGAACATGAAAGAGATACGCTCGCCCAAGAAGATGGAAGAATGGTTTAGCCGCGAACACATCGCCTTCCCGCGCACGGCCAAGACCCGGCAGGCAAGCTTCACCAAAGACTGGATGGAGAAGCACGACCACCCGCTGCCGCGCGCCTGCGCCATCGCTGAAAAGTTCGAAGAGGCCCGGTCGAAGTTCCTTGAGAACTTCCTGCTGGGCTACGAACATCGGGGTCGCATCCACGCCGAGATACACCAGTTCCGCGACACGACCGGGGGGACACGTTCGCACAGGTTCAGCTATTCGGAACCGCCGTTGCAACAGATGCCCAACCCGGACAACGACGACATCGGCACAGCCATCAGAAGCTGCTTTCTCCCGGAAGAGGGCGAGCGCTGGGTGGCGCTTGACTACTCCCAGCAGGAACCCCGGTTGACCGTGCATTTTGCTGCCAAGGTCGGCGCACGGGGCGCTGAGGCGGCGGTGCAACGGTATCTGGACGACCCGCACACCGACTACCACAGGATGGTCGGCGAGATGGTGGACAGGCCGCGCGCCGTCGCCAAGATTTTGAACCTGTCGATGACCTACGGCAAAGGTAAGCGGGCGCTGGCGGAAGAGCTTGGCCTGAGCCTCGCCGAAGCCGAAGAGGTGCTGCGCGACTACCACAACCGCCTGCCGTTCATCAAATCGCTGGAAGACGAGTGCAAGCGGGCCGCCAACGAGCGCGGCTTTATCCGGCTGATCGACGGTGCCCGGATGCACTACCCGCGCTGGGAGGGCGGCTATGTCGATTTCGACACGCGCATGAGCGCCGAGGCGCAGGGGCACAAGATGAGCCCGTGCAGCTACGAAGAGGCGCAAGAGCGCAGCAAGAACCCCGACCACCCGTGGTCGAAGACGATGCTGCGGCGGGCCGACACGCGCAAGGCGCTGAACAACCTCATTCAGGGCTCAGCCGCACGCCAGACGAAGCTGGCGATGCTGGCCTGCTGGCGCGAGGGCATCGTGCCGATGCTGCAACTGCACGACGAGCTTGACATCAGCACCGCCGACCGGGCGGTGGCCGAGAAGGT